CGAGGATGTTTAGTTGCACCAGAGGGTTACACATTGTGTGGTGCTGATATGACATCTTTAGAGGATACGACAAAACGTCACTACATGAAACCATTAGATCCTAACTATGTTGCAGAGATGTCTAAGGAAGGCTTTGACCCACACCTTGACCTTGCTAAACACGCAGGTGTCATCACACAAGAGGATATCGACAAGCATAACTCAGGTGAACGTAGCCTCAAAGCACTGCGCAAGAACTACAAGGTAGTTAACTACAGTGCCACATATGGTGTAGGGGCCGCTAAACTGGCCCGTGAGACGGGTATGGATAAGAAAGAGGCCCAAGCCCTGCTAGATGCCTTTTGGTCACGTAACTGGTCAGTAGAGAAGGTAGCAGAAGAGTTACGAGTGAAGGAACGTCGTGGTTACATGTGGTTGCAGAACCCTGTATCTAAGTTTTGGTATAGCCTACGGTCAGACAAAGATCGTTTCTCCACACTGAACCAAGGTACTGGTGTTTTCTGTTTCGACAGTTGGGTCAAAGAGTGTCGGCTTCGTGGTCTTAAGACTATCGGACAGTTTCACGACGAGGTGGTTGTACTTGTAAAGGAGGGTTTTGAGGATTGGACTAAGACACAGATGGAAATATCCATAAGCAAGACTAACGAAAGCATTAAGCTAAACGTAGATCTTGGCATAGATGTGCAATTCGGCAACACTTATGCAGAAATACACTAAAGACGAAATTAATTATCCAGAAGTAGTTAACTTTTACGCTTTTGGGTGCATACTTAATAATACGACCTTAACGAAAAGGATACCCGATATGGCAGTATATGATATGGAAATGGTACTAGAATGGGCAAAAGTTTTCCCAGAGAATGCAGACATGGGGGACCCTAACGGTAACCGTGTAGCTAAGTCCATTGCCGATAAGGGTGGGCAGTTTATCGTACAAGCCTACTTTACAGACGAAGCTCAAATTGAAAAGCTACTGGAGGAAGGACTTAATCCATCACCAATGAATTCTGATCGGATCATTGAAGGCAACAGCAGCTACGGTGTTGGTAAATATATGAAGATAAAACGTCTGGTGAAAGATGAGAAGACATTCACAGATCGTAATGGTAAACAGTTTACAAAAGACTATGGCGGTACACCTAATGTAGTAGACCTACGTGATGGTATTGAAAATAAACGTCTTTGGTCTTTTGCTGATGATGGCCCTCTGATTAATGGCACTAAGGCCCGTGTACAGTTTGAAACTTACTCTAATGGTTCAGGTGTTCGTCTCTTAAACATTGGTGTGTTAGATCTAGCAGAGTCTTCTGACTATGATAATACTAACAGCTCAGAGTGGTTGGTGGAGGGTTAAATGCCAAAGTATACCTTAATCTCAGAGTCCACGATGGAAATTGATGGGTACGAAGATAAACGAATTCTTGAGGTCACCACTAACGGTGGCCTTGAGGAAATGGCTACAGTGTTCGCTAACTTCCTTCATGTAGATGGTTTTACTTATACTGACTCTGTTGACATTAGAAAGGAAGATGGTTCAGTGATTAGAGGTGATCTCTTTTGACCAAAGTCTTAATTGATGGGGACATCGTAGCCTATCGTTCAGCTTTTGCTACAGAGAAGGACTTTGAAGATAAAGCTGCTGAATACATAGATGAGTTTATGGGTGGTATCTTAGCTGACACTTGCTTGTTTATTGATGAAAGTAGTTACGAGGTTTTCCTTACTGCAAAACGAAATGGCGATTCCCCAAACTTTAGGGACCAAATCTACAGTGCTTATAAAGCCAATAGAAAGGACAAACCTAGACCAAGACACCTTAGTTTTTGTAGAGACTACTTGATTATCAACTACAATGCTAAGGAAAGTTTCGGTGCAGAGGCTGATGACTATATAGCCACAAGAGCCACAGAACTTGGTGAAAACGCTATCATTGCCTCTGTCGATAAAGACTTCCTGCAAATACCTTGTACGTTCTATAATGTGAACAAAAGAGAATTTACAAAGATAACACCAGAGCAAGGGTTGTGGTTTTTCTATAATCAACTTCTGGTGGGGGATTCTGTGGATAATATAAAAGGTGCCAAAGGTATTGGACCTGTGAAAGCAGCTAAGATCCTTAAAGGTGCTGAGTCAGAGTTAGACCTCTGGAAAAGATGCCTAGAAGCCTACGAGGGGGATAGGGATGCAGCGGTCTTAAATGCTAGATTGGTTTGGTTACAACGAGAGAAAGGCCAGATATGGAAGCCACCCGACAGGCGATAAAATACGGCTACAGATCAGGCTTAGAAGAAAGTGTGGCCAAAGATCTAGAAACTAGGGGGATAAAATATGAGTACGAAACTAAGGGGATCTCTTACGAGGTAGCTGAAACTCGTACTTATACCCCCGACTTTATTCTCCCTAATGGGATAATAGTAGAAACAAAGGGACGCTTTGTAACAGCCGATAGAAAAAAACACTTACTGATACAGAAACAATATCCCCAGTATGATATTAGATTTGTATTTCAGAATCCCCGTGCAAAACTCTATAAAGGCTCTAAGACAACTTATGCTCAGTGGTGTGACAAACACGGGTTTATCTGGGCAGAGAAAAGGATACCCGACGAATGGCTAAAACTGCAGTAGTATTTAGTTGCGCACACGCAGACCCCTCAGTAACAAACGAACGGTTTGACTGGTTAGGACAACTTATTTATGACATCAATCCAAACTACATCATTGACTTAGGTGATGGTGCAGATATGAGATCCTTAAATACCTTTGATGGTCGTTACCCAGAGGCTATCGTAAGCCAGAACTACGAAGCTGATATTGATAACTACAACGAGGCAATGGACAGGCTTCGACGACCTTCTAATGCACGAAAGTACAAACGTCCTTATTGGATTGGTTTTGAAGGTAACCACGAGAACCGTATTAAGAAGGCTATTAAACACGACCCCCGACTAGCAGGTGATAAATACGGCATCTCTTTTGGACACCTACAGACGGAACACTGGTTCGACGAATACCACGAGTACAAAAATAATGCCCCCTCGGTCGCTGATTATGATGGTGTATCATATGCCCATTTCTTTAGTTCTGGTAACTTTGGGACAGCTATGTCTGGCATTCACCATGCCTACACTTTACTACAAAATCGCAACCATAGTTCTACTTGTGGTCACAGTCATAAACGGGGTATCTATTTCAAAGATGGTGCGCATCCTAGTGGTTTGGTGGGACTTGTGGCAGGGTGCTTTAAAGGTTCGGATGAAGACTGGGCAGGACAAGCTAACAACGACTGGTGGAAAGGCGTAGTAATTAAGCGTGAGATTGACAATGGGATGTATGAGCCAGAGTTTGTATCCCTTAACAGACTGCGTGAACTCTATGGATCATAGCCTACAGTTATATCTACGCACCTTAGATACAGTAACAGCAGCAGAGGATATGGAAGAACTTAGGTCTTTCTGCATACAGTTCCTACTAATGATGGCATCTGCTGACTTAAACCAATACGATTTTGACTGGCTACTTAGTTATACTTTCGGGCCTAACCAAGATCAATCTATACATTAGGAGACTTTATGATTAACGAGACAGACTTAGAAGCATGGGAATACTACAACGAGGTCTACAAGAATAAGGCCATGAGCCTTAACGAATACCAGAAGATGGCAGCTAAGACAGCAATCTACAAGTCTACACATGCTGTCCTGTACCCTGCCCTTGGGTTAGCAGGTGAGGCAGGGGAAGTAGCAAACAAGATTAAGAAGATGCTACGTGATGATGACTTTGATCGTGCCGCTATTGCTGCAGAGATCGGTGATGTCTTGTGGTATATTGCTGCACTGTCTCGTGACCTTAATATTGACTTGCATGATATTGCAATGCAGAACCTAGAGAAATTATACGGACGTAAATCACGAGGTACACTCGGTGGAAATGGAGACAAACGATGATTATTAAAGGACCACAGTGGGTTTGGCGATTCCTAAAGTACATTAATACTTGGCGGTCTCACCGTAAGGTTATCAAAGAGCTTAACATGCTTAGTGACCTAGAACTTCGTGACATTGGTATTAACCGTTGTGACATTGACCGACTGGTTTGGATGAAAGATGACTTGGAAAAACGAGGATCAAATGGCAAATAATTACCTACCAACAGACTACCAATCATTCATTCACACCTCACGTTATGCACGTTGGTTAGATAAAGAAGGTCGTCGTGAGAGTTGGTCAGAGACAGTCCAACGGTACATGGATAATGTAGTACGACCAAAGCTAGGTTCTGACACTTACGTTAAAGGTATTGAAGATGCCATCTTGAACTTAGAAGTTATGCCATCTATGCGAGCCGTTATGACTGCAGGTCCAGCCTTGGAACGTGACAATACGGCAGGTTATAACTGTTCTTATCTTCCAGTGGATGACCCTAAG